TATCTAGCTGCACTATCAGCTTTAGCAATGTCGACACTCATGGCACAGCAACAGACTTGATCGATGAAGACCAAGCAGCCTCGCCAGATGTTAAGGCCGATGTTTCAATACCAGCTGCAGCATTATGAATTTGAAGAAACTCATTTGTCTAATCGGCCACAACTGGTTTAAAGCCTCGGAATCTTATCGATTCCTTGGCGAAAAACAAGTTATGACCAAAACAGTCTATATCTGCAAGCGATGCGAAAAAGAGAAAACCGAAGTCAAACACGAAAACGACAAAGAAATTATCAAAGTCGAAGTTGAGGAAAAACAATGAAGAAAATCGCCACTGCATTTGCTAAAATGCGAATGCTAAAAAACATGAAAGAGAAACGTTATGTCGCCATTTGATGAAGCGTTAATCCAAAAAGCGATTCAGCTTGAAATCTTCTATGGCTATCTCTCTGGCGAACTGCTCAAAGCAAAGTTAGCTGTCTCCGATGATCTAGCCCTAGACCTAATCGATGCTGTCTATGACTTAAAAAAAGGCCTCCTAACATGAACTACGATGATGTTATCGGCTTTTGCCTCATTGGCATGCTCATCATCATCGCCTTACTAATCTGCTCACGAGGCAAAATCGATGAACGATGATTTATCCGACCTTGACGGCATTCTAAATGACCTCAACGGCATCTACGAAGAAGATGACCTCTATGATAAATTATCAGACATCGAAAAGCGATTAGCCTCTATTGAATTAACCCTCCATCGCTATAATCACAAGCAAGATAAAATATTATCTTTACTTGGATATAAAAGACCTGAATTGCCTTCCTACTAATCATTTCAATTTAAATTTGACTTTATCTGCTTAATCATTTTTAATAGTGTCATATGTACACTAACTACTCAGTAAAGCAAGCAGCAAACGAAATATCAGTCTCTAAGCAGGCTATACATTTTGCTATTCGCAAAAAACGCCTACCAGCAGAGAAGATCAACGGACAATGGACTATCGCAAGAGATGACCTGGTTATCTACCTTCGCAATCGCTATTCACGATCAAATCTCAAACACAACGGCTCTTTAGTCTACGATCCATCAAAAGGCCTGCTATCCCCATCGCAAATCGCTACAGTCTTAAATCTGCAACCGCACCAGATCTACTATCACATTTATAGAAAGAATCTTCCAGCGCGCCAGTCTGGCGCAGCCTGGATTATCAGCCTAGAAGACGCTAAAAAACATTTCAAAAGAGGATAGCATGGCTGGTGGCGGAAAAGTCCATAAAGGCGGCCCTCCAAAAGGTAATAAAAATGCTGTTGGAAACATCGGGCCTGCAAAACTATGGGATATAGAAGCTCAAGCTATTAAATTACTTGAATGGGCGAAAACTGATGAAGCTACCGTCTTAAATTACCATGCCCCGATGGAAGGTTATAGCGTTGCAACGATGTATCGATGGGCTGAAGAAAATGTTGTCTTTCGAGAAGCAATGGAAATCGCTATTGATCTGATTGGAGCTAGAAGGGAACTCTTATTAATTAAAGCCGGTAATGCACGTCCATTTGATCGAATGGCAGATTTTTATAATCAAAAGCTGTTCGAGTTTGAAGAGAAGAAGCGCGACTTAGAGTCAAAGCGCAAAACCAAAGAAAACAAAGCCCTCTTTGATCCAGAAGCAGTTAAGAAAGCAGTAGCAGAATACCAAGCAGGAAACATAAAGCAAAAATAATGCCAGATCTACTTTGCAAAAAAGACCGTCTTAATACTCTTTATCGCATCGTCGATCGCAATGCAAATTCCATACCCTTCAAGTTAAATTGCGTTCAAGAGCAGGTCTTGGATAATATGCACAATCGCAACTTGATCCTGAAGGCTAGGCAGCTTGGCATGAGTACCTTTGCTGTGCTATACCTTCTTGATGAATGCATCTTCAACAGCAACTTGTCCGCTGGCATTGTCTCATATAGCATCGAACACGCACAGCATATCTTTAAAAAGATCATCGGACATGCTTTAGATACATTCGCCAAAGAGCTTCGCATCTGCTTTGATATCGTGCAGCAATCAGCCCGTGAGGTGACATTCTCAAATGGCAGCTCATTGCGTGTAGATACCACATTGCGCGGTGGTGCTTATCAACTCATTCTCGTTAGCGAATTCGGAAAGACATGCGCAAGAAGCCCTTTAAAGGCTGAAGAAGTCATTACAGGTACTTTAAACGCATTGCCTGCAACTGGCAAAGTAATCATCGAATCTACTGGCGAGGGATTGGAAGGCTATTTTGCAGAAATGTGCCTTGATGCGCATAAGAAGAAAGATCAGCCAAACTCTCCATTAGAATATAAACTATTCTTTTTTCCTTGGTATCTTGAGGCCTCTTATGTCGAGAAAAAGCCAATCGAATATGGCGTAGAGCTTACCGATTACTTCAATAAGCTGGAAGAAGATGCTCAGGTAAAGATCAGCCAAGAGCAGCGCAATTGGTATGCACTGCAAACTAAGCTTCTTGGCGATAAGGTAAAGCAAGAGTTTCCAAGCACCGTCACAGAATCATTTCTATCTAATAGCGACGCCTATTATTTTGCGCAGTATGTTGAAGAGGCCTACAAAACAAATCGCTGCCTAGATGTCAGCCTATATGATGCCCTCTCGCCTGTTTATGTTGCCATGGACATTGGTGTCAACGATCTGACCGTTATAATCTTCTTTCAGGTATGCCACGGCGAGATTCGTATTTTAGATTACTATGAAGACAAAAACAAAGGCGTGGACTTCTATGCTAAGTTTCTTCTGCAGGATAAGAAATATCTCTACCATACTATCTTTTTGCCGCATGACAGTACAAAGCGCGATCCCCTGGATACTACAAATACTTATGAAAGGGATTTCAAACGTCTTTTCGCAGGCACAGCGACTAAGTTCGTGGTGCTACCAAAAGTGGATAAGAATCTATCAATATCTCATGCAAAAATTAAGCTAGGCCGCTGTGTCTTCAATGTCTCCAAAGTCAAATCGCTGCTAGATCATCTAGTGAAATATCGCAAGAAATGGTCTGAGCAGTTTGGCAAGTACTTGGACGAGCCCTATCACGATATTCATTCAAATTATGCCGATGCTTTTAGATATGTATGCCAGGGCGTTTCCCATGTTGAAACAGTTAGCGGCATGAAAGGGGCATTAGAAAAGCACAAAGATGCCGTAGATAATCGCACAAAGATGTTGTGGTAAGGATAAAAGATGTCAGCTTATAGCCCAGATTCCTACACTTATGCAGATTATGACATAAAAGGCGAGTTTAACCAAAACTATCGCTATGCGCAAGACTACTGGGCTCCATTTGTCACGGATGCCAGAGTATATAACTTAGCAGCTTCTGGCTTCACATGGTCGGACAATGAACGAAAAGCTTTGATAAAAGCTGGCCGTGAGCCGATGGAACTGAACATCACACGCAGGCCTTTGCAATTTTATAGCGGCTATTTACGAGACAATCTCAATAGTGTCGTTATTGCGCCAGTCGAAGGCAGCGACCAAAAGACCGCAGACCAATTGACCAAGCTTAGCTATTATACTTGGGACAAAGGCCGTGGCTATAACACCTTCTTAGATGCCTGTGACGAGGCATTCAAGCCAGGCCTCGCCTGGTGTGGCATTATGATGGATTACTCCAAGGATTTCATTCATGGGGATATCTCTTTCTATAAACGCACTTACAATTCGTTTTATATTGATCCGACATTTGAAAACATCGACTTAAGCGATGCTGGCTTCGTAATGATGCGAGACTTGATAGATAGGTCTTGTGTTAAGACTTTGCTAAGAAACACAACAGTCGACTCAAACACAATCGATAATCTTCGGATGTCCTATCGAGATGACAAATTCATCACTTACCATCCACAGTTTACAAACTTTAGCCAACGCCGAGACTTGATCGCTTATGACCAATATTACAAGCGAAAGACTAGAGAGCGTGAAATGCTTGTCGATATGGACTCAAGCTATTATCGCGACATCACCGAGCTTGGTAAAGAAGAGCGCGAAAAGCTTAAACATGGATTACGTCGGTTAAATGATCTACGCAATGAATCCGACGAATTAGGCATTGACCGAGATGATGTTCCAAATATCGAGATTATGACAGTCGAGCGTCCTTATATCGAGTTGAACATCTTCTTAAATGGCGAATATGTCTATACAGGCGAGGATCAGACAGGGATCACAGACCGCTATCCTGGTGCGCCGATCCTTTGCTATTTTGAGCCTAGCATCTGGATGCCAAGCCAAAGAGTACAGGGTATTGGGTCGACACTTTGGAGCGTCCAAAGGCAGTTTATCAAACGCCACATGAAGATTGTGGACATGATGGATAGCAGCATTTCTACTGGCTATAAATATCTTTTAGGTTCTGTGCCTGATCCTACAGAGATGCAGCAAGCAGGGCAGAACAAACTTATAGGTGTTGACCCAGAACATGCACCGCAAGGCTTGGATTCGGTACAGGAACTGCACGGCGGCAATGCAAGCCCTGCGCTTATTGAATACCAGCAAGTGTTAGATAATCTGACATTGACCCTTGCAAACATCAATGAAAGCATTATCGGCATAAGTGACAAAGGCAACACTCAAGTTTCAGGCAAGCTAGAAGAATACCGCATAGCGCAAGGCCTAAGAGGCAACAGAAAGGTCTTTGATAACGTCGAATATTCCCAGCAGATTCTAGGTGGCATTGTCTTACAGGCAATCCAAAAGAATTATCCGCCTGGAAAAGTCGAAAGAATCCTAGGTGAAGAGCCAACAGAGCAATTCTATGAACAAGAATTCGAGCAATATGATGCGATCATCAAGCAGGGCTTGAGATCATCATCTCAAAAGTCAGCCTATTATTCAGAGCTTGTGATGTTGAAGAAAGAGGGCATCGTTGACATACCGCAAAGCGAGATTGTCAAAGCGATGCAGATGGCAGGCTTAAGCGAC